TGGTGTACTGTTAGACCAGGTAATGGAATGTTTGATAGTTATACTAATAAACCAACACCTCTTTCTAATAAATCTAAAATATATATTATTATTGACAATAGATTTCTTAATGGTGAATTTGATGTGGATAACATACCAAAAGATATGATGCACCAACTTCATTTTGAGAGTAAACAATTAAGGGATAGAACAAATGGACCAAATAAAAATATTTACGACAGTATTATTTCAAAGTCTGAGGCGTTAGCTAATTTTTTCTATGAGGAATTAACCCCACTAGCTAAAGCTTACAAGGGTTCCCTTAACGATAATTTTTATGTTGACTATTTAATTGCTTTTGGTTTTACAAATATATTATTTGATATGCTTGACAAAGACCAACCAACGATTAGATTTAAGAAAAGAGAAATACCTAGATTACCAGATTTATCTAGATTTAGAAATGTGAATATGATATTTTTAGCTGAAATAAAACTACGTGAATTATCACCAAGTATGTTTACACTCCCAAATTTGGAAGTGTTGGCAGTTCCTAAGAATAAAATCACATCAATTCCTAGAGAAATTGGTAAATCTAAGAAGTTGGTTTTCATTAATTTAGTTGGAAACAAAATTACTGAGATTCCAGATGAAATTGGACAGCTTGATAAAGAAATGGGTGGTAGCCTTTACAGAATTTCTGTGAGAAAAGACGAGATTGGAGAGAACAATTATGATAAATTGAGAAGACTTTTACCAAACGTGTTATTGACTGATAACGTGGATTAGATAAACTCAAAATATAGTAATAGAAAACCTCTCCCTTAATAGGAGGGGTTTTCGTGTTTAAAAAATAACAACCATTAAAATGTAATATTATGAAATGGAAAAGAATGGATGGTGATAAGATAGATGAACCATTAATCGAATACTTAGAAGGATTATTCGAAGAAGAAATAGAAAAGGGACATGAATTTAAAGTTTGTATTGGTACGGATTCACAAAAGGCTGGAAAGGGTTACAAATTTGCGACAGCAATTGTAATTGAAACCAAAGAACACATGGGTGTCGAGTACAAGAAAAAGTGGGATGGTACTAAAGAAAAAGTAGATACTTATGTTGGTAGGGGTGCTATGGTTATTGGTGCAACTTTCTGGGAAGAAATGAAAGCTTCTACAAACAAGAAAAAGCATAGAGAGAAGGAAGTGATTAACCAAAGAATGCTTAAAGAAGTTAGTTCTTCCATTGCAATTGGTTATGAAATATGGCCTCTATTAGATTTGTATGGTGTAACTATGGAAATACATGCAGATATTAATGCTGACCCAAGATATGAATCTAATGTTGCAATGAGTGAGGCTCTTGGTTATATTAGGGGTATGGGTTGGGATGCTAAAATTAAGCCAGATGCTTATGCTGCTTCTAAGGGTGCAGATAAAATGTGTAAATAATTTATCGATATTCCTTGGAATATAACACATATTTTACTATATTTGGGGTATGGGAGAATATGTACTAAAATTAAATATTGGTGGTGAGACCATCAAAAGAGTTAATGCACAAAGTATTGATGATGCTATCAATTACTTTGCTAAGATGAAAGATTTGAAAAGGAAACAATTACTTAAATTATTTTTGGTTGAGAAAGCTTCTTAACCAAAAGTCTTTTTGTTATTGGTAGTAAAGTCTCTTCAACTGGATATTTTATTGGGGAATCAATAATGAAGGTTGATGGGTTGATTATATTCGACCCATCAACCAAATCCAATCTTATTGATTCATAACTCATGTGGAAACCTTTAGGATAACTTCTAATCAATTTAGTTGTTAAACCTTTTTCACCATTTAATTGAATTAATGCACCTAATTCATATTGATATACATCAATAGTTTCATCATGAATAATAAAGAATCCTTTATTGTTACTAAATAATGTTGTACCTATTTCTAGAATATCAATACATTTTTCTACCTCATCATAAATAAGTTTACCTAAACTTATTTTTTTCCTTAAATTAGTTAATGAAAAATCCACTAATTTATCAATTCCTAAAATATATTTATCATCAATAACTAAATCTTCATATGTTAATGTTGTGTTCTTTAAATTGATTTCAACTAGTTCTTTTGGAAAGTTATCTCTGAATATTTGTTTATTCTCTTTATACTTAATTAAACCATCATAATGGTGGATTAGGTCAGAAAAATAAGGATAAAGTTCTAAATTATCAAATTTTTTCTCAACCTTTTGTAAATATGCAAGTAGTTCATATTGCTTGTACTCTACATCAAGAATACCGTTTGTCATCCAATTATCATCTAATTTAATCATAGGTGTTTTACCATAAATATAAAATAATATCACACTTTGCCATTTTTACTCATATTTATTATTAGACTAATAAAATATATATTTAAACGTTAAAAACATGTCTAAGAAAATTGTAAGAATTGCAGAAACAGAGTTGGTTGAATTAATTGACAACATAGTTACAGAAGCTGTAGCAGAAAAGAAAAAGGAATGGATTGCTGAAAATGCTGCTAAAAGTGGTGAAACAATCCTTGAGAATAGAATCAAAGATTTAGAAGAAAAGATTATCGCACTTACTGAGTCAACTAAGTAATTAAAACCATAAAAATATTTTATGATAGCTGGACATAATTATGTCCAGCTATTGTTGTGTTTAAAACTTTCCTTTTTATTTCCTTTAATTTTAAATAAAAAACCATAACTTTGTCTTATGGAAAAAATCATTGAAAAATTATCCAGAAAGGATATACCATTAACCTCATCTGTTGAAAGGGATGAACATATAATTGCTTCTGAGAAAGCATTTGATTGTTTATTTGATGGTACTTCAAAATATTTCCCGTGGAATAAACCAAAGAATTTGCCTAAAGATTTTAATATAGGTGTTATTGTTGGTTCAAGTGGTTCTGGTAAATCAACACTATTAGAAGAGTTTGGAAATGAATCCTACCCAATATGGGACCCTAATAAAGCAATCATATCACATTTTGATTCTCCAGATGAAGGTATTAATAAATTAAGTGCGGTAGGGTTAAATACAGTACCCAATTGGTATAAGCCGTATCATGTATTATCTAATGGTGAGCAATTTAGGGCTGATTTAGCTAGGAAAATAAGAGATGGTGCCGTAATAGATGAATTCACATCCGTAGTTGATAGAAATGTAGCTAAAGCAGCTTCTGTATCATTATCTAAATATATTAAAAAGAACAATATCAAAAACGTGGTTATATCCACCTGTCATGAGGATATATTAGACTGGTTAGAACCAGATTGGGTTATAAATACTAATAGTGGAGAAGTCTATGACGGTTTTTTTTTGTCCGACCAGAAATCAATATCGAAATACATAAAGCAAATCGCAATATCTGGTCTATGTTTAAAGACCATCACTATTTAAGAGATGATTTACATAAAGCAACTAGGTGTTATGTTGCTACATGGGAAGGAAATGTTGTTGGTTTTTTTGCTAGTATGGCTATGCCAAATGGTTATGTTAAAAATGCTTGGCGTGGGCACAGGGTTGTAATATTACCAGATTTTCAAGGTTTAGGTATCGGTGTTCGATTTATTGATGCTTGTGCTCAAATTCATTTGGATGATGATAAAAGATTCTTTGGTAGAGCCGCTCACCCTAGGATGGGTTATTATTGGCAACACTCACCATTGTGGAAAGCGACCAGTAAAAATAGGAAACTACGAACTGATATTACTCACGATAATTTATTTAAAAACCATTATGTTGATAACAAACGAATTTGTTTCAGTTATGAATTTATTGGTAAAAATTTGGATAAGTAATTTATTAGACGTATATTTGTAACTTAAAACAAAAAATTTATTATGAATAAGAGAACTATTAAAACAATAATTTTAGGTGCTATATGTGTAAACATGGTCGCACTTATTTCATTAACCACAGAGGTTAATACAATTAAGGGTTCAAATACTTTTTTAGTTGATTTAACCGAACCTAAAGAATTTATTGATTCATTAGATATAGTGGATTCTTTAGTAAACAATACAAATGAAACAACCGCATATTACCAAGCTGTTGTTGATTCTATTGAAACTAAAGTCGAAAATAATTTCAAATACGTATTCCCAAAATTCAAAAAATTCAATAAGAATATTGACACTGCAACAGTTGAAACCTTTGTCGGTGTTATGAATGCGTTTGGGTTGGATGAAAATGAGGAATATAGAGAAATGTATACTGGTCAAATTTTACTTGAGTCTGGAGCTAAACAATATAGACCTTCTGGTGAATTAGTAGTTAGTTCGGCTGGTTGTATCGGATTGTGTCAAATTATGCCCTCAACTGCTTTAGGTTATATACAAAAACATGCTGATACAACAGATATTAAAGTATTAAAAATTTTAGGTGCTAGTGATTTTTCATTTGCATTTGAAGATACATTGTCGAATTCACAAAAAAAAATTAAAACTAGAGAATGGTTAAGTGATGTAACTAATAATATAATTATGTGGGGATTTATTAGTAGACATAATTTAGATAAAAGGGGTGATATTATAACACAACTTGTTTCTTATAACATGGGTAGTGGTGGTGCAAATAAATTTATCGCAAATGGTGGTAATGTGAATAACCATAAGTACATTAGAGGTATCCAAAGTAAGCTTTTAATAGTTAAATAATTAATATGAAATATATTCTAACACCCATATTTAAAATACTATATACCATATTAATGATATGGTTATTAGCCATTGGTTGTACTGTAATGTTTATTGTTGACTCTTTATGGCACTTTAAGCTAATGACTAGAAATTATTCATTTAATTATGATGGTAGGCATATTCTATATTCAGCATATTACACGAGAAACCCCAATAACTTAAATACTGTTAAATTTAAAACGGTTTTTCATTATTTATTAGGTATAATTTAATGACCCCTCATTAACATATGGAATGTGTCATTAAGCCTTTGGAAACCTAATTTTTCCCAAAACAAATGACTAGCAGATGGAATGTTTATAACGAGCCTATTGGTTTTTTTATGTGCATTCCATAATGCTTTTACGGCTTGATTAGCTACATTAATATTAGTATAATCATCATCTAAATTTAAGCTAACTATTTCTTTAGTATCTTCACCTAATGACATTGGTGCTGGTCCACAAGTAATTGTTCCAGCTGACCTATCTTTATAATAAATATCATAAGTAGTTGTATCTGGGGTTTCATCAGTCACCATTAACTTAATATTTTCCCTAATTAATTTTCTGATAAATTGTTTTTGAGTAGATTCTTCAATAGTTTCAAGTTTATCATAGTATTTTGGGTCCCCATATAAGTGGTCCATTGCTATCTCTCTAGCCATATCAAGACTTTTGGTGTGTTCTTTTTCGATTTTAACCCCCTTATCTAATTGTTTCTGTAATTGTTTCTCTAATGATTCGAATTGAATCGAAGCCCATGAGTCTTTACCATGATGAATTGCTAAATCAACGATTGACATACCATCTCCTAAACCACCTTTAATTGTTTCCTTTTTCATACTTTCACTTAAATTTTTAGGGTATCTAATCATCGAATCCCTAAATTCATAACTCTTATGAATTCCTTTATTGTGTTTAAACCCAAACCTCTTATAGAATTGGATTAACCGATTTTTATTACCACCGAAATCAGATGATGGTGTTAATGCGATAATTTGATTATTTTTTTCAGCATAATCAACTAAATCTTTCATAACCTTAGTCCCAATTCCTTCACCTTTGAATTCATCATTAATAATAATCCTAGATAATATTAAACTAGTTTTATTCTCATAAATATCAAGTCCTTTCAAAAATTTACCGTATTTCGATTTTAAAATATCTTCAATCATAAATATAAATATACAAAAAAAGCGGCTATAGCCGCTTTTTAAGTTATTTTATTGTGCCATTAAATACCTAACAGCTTTCTCACCCTATGTAACTAAGGGTTTGGTGTATTGGTGGTTACGCACCGCAAGGTTACTGGTTTGTATCTTTATAGTTTACTATTAACCTTTTTTCAACTGCACAATTAATTATTTGAACTTTCCTCTTTATTGGTTTTGTTCGTTTTAATCACCATCTCATCCTTACTCTTACTATAAGTGATTTTGATTATATCCCCTTCTTCAACATTCCCATTAATTACTTCATCAGCAATTGGGTCTTCGACATACCTTTGGATTGCTCTACTAAGTGGTCTAGCTCCAAACTCTGGGTCATAACCTTGTTTAGCAATATACTCCATACCTTTCTTATCTAATTTGACTTTATAACCAAGTTCAGCCATTCTAGCTTCAACATCAGTCATTTCAAGTTCGATAATTTGTTGGATATCTTTTTCAGTTAATGAATTAAAGATAATAGTGTCATCTAAACGATTAAGAAATTCTGGTGGAAACTTCTTCTTTAGTGCTTTCTCCAAAATTGTGTGCGCTCTTTTCTCTTCCTTAGCTAATGTATCACCTGTACTAAATCCAACAGCTGAACCGAAACTATTCATTTCTTTAACCCCAACATTGGATGTCATGATAACCATCGTATTCTTGAAGTCAATCTTACGACCCAAAGAGTCAGTTAATTGCCCTTCATCTAATAATTGCAATAACAAATTAAATACATCTGGATGTGCTTTCTCGATTTCATCAAAAAGAACCACTGAATATGGTTTTCTACGAATTGCTTCTGTAAGTTTACCACCTTCTTCATAACCCACATAACCTGGAGGGGCACCTATTAATCTAGATACAGAGAATTTCTCCATATATTCAGACATATCAATGCGAACCATTGATTCCTTATCACCGAACACATATTCTGAAAGTAACTTAGCAAGGTATGTCTTACCCACACCTGTTGGACCTAAGAAAATGAAAGACCCAATAGGTTTACCACCTTTTCTGATACCAAGTCTACTTCTCTTTACTGCCTTAGCTACTTTTTCAACTGCTTCATCTTGACCGATAACAGTACCTGTTAAATCTTCAACCATATTTGCTAAGTGTTTAGTGTCCTCAACTGAAACTTTATTTAATGGAATACCAGTCATATTGGAGACTACTTCCGAAACTAATTCAGTAGTAATCAATGTACGTTCTTTGTCCATTCCATCAATCCATTCTTTCTTAGCCTTTTCAATCGAGTCCTCAATCTTCTTCTCATCATCTCTAAGTTTAGCTGCTTGTTCATATTGTTGTTTCGCAACAACATCGTACTTCTTCAACTCAATTCTTTCTTTTTCGGATTCAAGTTCTTGAATATTCTCTGGAATATCAACATCAACATTAGTTATCGCACCAGCTTCATCAAGAATATCAATTGCTTTATCTGGCATCGCCCTATCTGAAATATATCTATCTGCCATTTTAACACATTCTTCGATTGCCTCATCAGTATATGTTACTTTATGATGGTCTTCATACTTCTTCTTAATATTCATAAGAATAGTTTTGGTTTCCTCATTTGTTGGTTCTTCGACCAATACTTCTTGAAACCTTCTTTTCAGAGCACCATCTTTTTCAATGTTTTCTCGATATTCATCCAAAGTGGTTGCACCAATTACTTGAATTTCACCTCTAGCTAATGCTGGTTTAAGAATATTTGATGCATCTAATGAACCAGATGCATTACCAGCCCCAACCATAGTGTGTAACTCATCAATAAATAAGATAACATCTGGATTAGCCCTAAGTTCCTCAAGAATTGCTTTCATTCTTTCCTCAAATTGACCACGGTACTTAGTACCAGCTACAATTGATGGTAAATCTAAAGAGAATACTCTCTTTTCCAATAATACTCTTGGGGCTTTCTTATCCTTAATTAAGGATGCTAGACCTTCAACAATTGATGTTTTACCAACACCTGGCTCACCAATTAATACTGGGTTATTCTTCTTTCTTCTTGATAAGATTGTGGAAACTCTTTGAATTTCTGATTGTCTACCAACAACTGGGTCTATTAAACCATCCTCAGCTGCTTTAGAAATATCTCTACAGAAGTTATCTAGTACTGGTGTCTTAGAATTCTCTTTCTTCTTCTTATTAGATGGTTTCTTAGGTGTTTCATTGATTTCATCTTCGAAATCATCGAACGAGTTTTTTATTTCTTCGTTTTCATTCATAATTGCTTTCTTATAATTTTTGTAATTTACTCCAACACTATGTAAAATATTTGTGGTTGGGGTGTCATGCTCCAGTATTGCTAACATTACGTGCCTAGAATCAATAACATTATCACCTAATTTGTCACATTCACTATCAACTGCGTTGAATATATCAGCTGTAACTTCACTTGGTGGTAATTTTCTTTTGGTTGTTGTAACCCTAGGAATCATATCATTATCCTTTAAGTGTTCACTTATTCTATCATATAAATTTAATAAGTCAACATCCATAACCCTTAAAATACTAACACACCTGTTATTATCATCATTTAAGATTGACATCATTATGTGTTCTGGTCTAAGTTTGATATCATCATATGCTTTAGCCTCATCAAAAGCATTTTTCATAATTGATTTAACTTTAGGTACTATGTCCTTCTTCATATAATTTGATTGTTTACTACAAATATATGGGTTTTTTTTCAAAAAACAAGGTTGATTTTCAAAAAAAGTTTTGTATATTTGTAGTAAATAACAAAAGCATTAATTTATATGAAATGCAAGGAGCACCGAAATATGCAAAAATTAAATTGACTTGGAAACCCAATGAAATTAATAAAAAAGAAACTACAACTGAATTTGAAAATGTTGGTATGGTTGTAACGGCTGATAAAATAATAATAGTTAGTGAAACCCATGATAGTATCACTAATATGATGAAAACAGAAGGTTCTGTTTTTGAATTATCACAATTGAAGTCTTATGAGACTTATAAAGAAAAAATAAATTAAACCAAATAAATAAGAACAATGATTTTAAAAAGAGTAGAAAAAGAAGGAATTGTGAAAGCAATTTACAAATCATCAAACGTACTTGCTTCAAAATATGATAAAGCAAATCAAACGTTAACAATCACATTTAGCAAGGGAACTAATTACACATATACTGGTGTTCCAGCAACGGACTATACTAGATTCGAAATTGCTGAATCTCAAGGTAAGGTTTTAAATTCTTATATTAAGAAACACCCAGTTACTAAAGGTGAAGATATTGACCCAGCAAAAATTATTGCAGAAGTTGAAAAACACCAATTAGCTGAAATTAAAGTTATCGAGGGTGATTTAATTAAAGCAATGGATGCATCAATTAAATCTTATGCTAAAAATGAAACAATGGATGATTCATTGTTAACCAGAGTTCAATTTTTAATCTCTAAATTAAACAATGAGAAGAATGGCTAAAGTTGATGAGGTTTATCAAAATTTACTTAAAGACATTTTAGAAAACGGTACTCGTAAAAGTGATAGAACTGGAACAGGTACCGTTTCTGTCTTTGGTAGGCAAATTAGATTTAATATGGGTGATGGATTCCCAATGTTAACTACAAAGAAAATGTTTATGAAGGGGGTCACTACCGAACTATTATGGTTTTTGAGTGGTGAAACTAATATTAAACCTTTGGTTGAACAAGGTAACATGATTTGGGTTGGTGATGCTTATAAGAAATATTGTAATCAGCCTAATTTTTTAGGTCATGAAGATATACCAGATAAAGAATGGTTTATTAATGAAATTAAAACTAATCAATCATTTGCAGATAAGTTTGGTGAATTAGGACCTGTTTATGGTAAACAATGGGTCGATTGGGGTGGTTACGAAATAAATTCTGGGGAAGCAATTGAAGGTTTGAATAAAGGTATTAATCAAATCCAAAACATTATTGATACATTAAAAGCAAATCCAACATCTAGAAGGATTATGGTTAATGCATGGAACCCATCAGATATTGATAAAATGACCTTACCACCATGTCATTATGGTTTTCAATTTAATACTGTTGAATTAACTAATGAAGAACGTGAAAAATTATACGTAAAGCATTGTATGGAAAATAATTGGGTGTTACACATTGGTAGGGGGATGACTAGAACCGAACCATTTGTAATGAAAGATTCATATGAATCGGATTACATAAGGGCTGAAATACCAAAACATAAGTTATCTTTAATGTGGAACCAACGTTCAGTTGACACATTTTTAGGGTTACCATTTAATATCACTAGTTATGCATTATTACTACATATGGTTGCACAACAAGTTAATATGGTACCACATGAATTAATTGGTTCACTTGGTGATACACACTTATATTCGAACCATATGGAGCAAGTTGATGAATTATTATCTAGGGAACCAATGGAATTACCTACTTTATACCTTAAAAAAGCAGATAGTATTTTTAATTATTCATATGATGATATTAATATTATGAACTATTCTTCACATCCAACAATTAAAGCACCACTTTCAAATTAATTTAGGTATTTATTATACTAAACGAAAGGTAATGAAATTAGACAAGGGTATTAGTAAATCAGTTCAGAAGGAAATTGATGCTTTAATTGAAAAAGATAATCAACATAGACTGGAGGTTTATGCTAGATTTAGAAGATTACGTAAATACAAACGTGAGAAAAAATATTCTGAGATGCGAATGTTTCATTCTATCATCGGATGTGTGAAGTGTTATTAATAAAAAAAGCGACCAATGGTCGCTTTTTTTATTAATTAAAGTTTAGTACTTCCTTGATATACATTGATTGGTGAACCTAATAATACTGCACTGTTTGCTGGTCCACTAATTGTTTTAACAACTACTTGTAATCTAGTATTTGGTGAAACTGAAACGCTTTCATCATTTATCACTAATGTTGCACTTGTTAATGCAACAATTTCATGATACACATATTCATTCAAATCTATTGTTGAAATATCGTGTATGATTGTATTAATTTTATTTACGTACGACATAATTGGTTGATATTATTTCATTGTTATTCATTAATAAATATTCGTTTTTTCGGTAATCCCTTATTTATTATAAATTAATTTATATTTATTGTTATAAACAATTGATTATGTCGTACGTAAATAAAATTAATACGGTTATACATAGGTTTGATAATAGCGATTCAAGTAAGTTTTTATATCGTCAAATTTATGCTGATACTACTACTACTATTACTATTGATGGTAATAGTGTTGAAATATTAGGTGGTGAAAACCCAATTAATTTTAGGGGTAAGGTTATTGTCCCTAATGATACGATAGTTTATTTGTTAGGTTCACCAATTATATCGAGTCCAACAAATATAGGTAGTATTTCAACTAATGTAATAATTGATGATGTAATTGATGATATAATTGATGAAGGTTTAAGTTCAGAAGATAATATTGTGATTACAACCGAAAATGGTCTTGTAATTATACCTTAAATTAAAAATGATATGAAAGTTAAAATTAGTGAATTACCTATTGCAACAGAAAAAAACAATAGTATAATCCCAATAGTACAAAGCGGTGTTACGAAACAATTAGATATTAATATATTACAATCTGGTGTTGCATCAGATTTATTAATTGGTCAATTATTCTGGGATACGAATAATAACCCTATCAATGGTAAATTATTTGCTGGTGAAACTTACAATTGGGGTGATAATCCGAAATTACAAACTAAATTCAATGCACAAGGTCATGATTTTATAGTTGATAATGGTAATGGTACATTTACTATTGTTTCACATAGTGATTTTATTAGAGCTGGGATAAATAATATTGGTACCCATGTTGATGATACTACAGCCCCTAATGGGTTACAAGTTAGATATACTAGACCTAATAACCCACAACCAGATATGGTTGGTGGTGGAGGTAATGGTGTTAGATTTGTTCAAAATAATATTTTAGCATCAGTAACATCTACCGATTCTGAAACTGCTCCAGACCATAGAAATGCTTATTTTGGTATTTATGGTGATTTAACTGAATTAGTTGTTGATACTAATAATGTCCCAATAAATAATACTGGAGTTAGTGATGGTGATGTTTTAACTTGGAATGCATCAAATAGTAGATATGAACCAAATAGTGTCACTACAAGTACTTCAAATGATATTCAAGTAGGGGTGGTACCACCACCAAATAATGCTGGTAATGGAACAGACCTTAAAACGGTTACATTTAGTAGTCCTTTTAATAGTGTTCCAGTAGTAACTGCAACTGGATTTCTAAGTAATGGTCAAGGTGTTTTAATAACAATAAACAGTGTGAGTGCTACAAATTTCACCTATTATGCACACAGAAATGACGGTATACCTTTTAGTAATTACGCTGGTCTACAATGGACTGCAATTAATGTATAAATAAGGGGATATCACTTATAATTTACTTAAAAGCCTTCAATTTTGACTTTTAACAAATAAAGAATATATTTATTAATAAAATCGATTTAATATGAAAACAAATAATAAAATTAACCCAACAGGTCTTAAAGGTAACCAAGTATTAGACCGTATGAGAGAATTGATGGGAACAACCATTAACGAATCAACTAGTAATTCAGTTGTTGAGCTTACTAAAATAGCACCAAATGGTGTAGTGTATGGTATTGTTAGAGAAAATCATGAATATTATATTAAAACTTCTGAAAAGAAAAGTGGTTTAATAAATGAAGACTTTCAATATATTGGTGGTCTTAAAAACAAAAAAAGTGAAGCATATCCAACATATGCAAAAGCAATTAAGCAACTTAATCTTAAATTTTTAAGTATCAACGAGTCATTCGGTGGTGATAAGGTTAATGTTTTCAAAAACGATAATCTAATGGAAGCAAGTGCTGGTGGTGTTGGTTTTGTAGGTGAAATGGAAGAATCTAATTATGATATTGACAATGTAACATCTGGAGATAATTTAGATGGTGACTTTGATAAAGACCCGATTGCTAGTTCTACTAATCAAGGTAAAAAGAAAGCTGGTGAACAAGGTCATGATACGGAAATCATGAAAGAAGATGTTGAGTTATCAGAGGATGAATCAGCAATAGATAGAATGATTACTGGTGAATCACTTGACCCAGTTGGAGATGAGGATTGTGATGTGGATAATGATGGTGATTCTGATGAATCAGACGATTATCTTATTAATAAAAGACTTAAAATAGGTAAAGCTTTATCTATTGAAGAGAGTGAAGACAAGTTATCACAAATGGTTAATGCAATGTCTGACACAGAAATTAAAGCTTTACAAGAAGCTTTAAAAAAAAAAGTCTAACTGAAACTAGACATGACGGTATGTCTACTGGCTTGTTTGCAGACGAGGAAGGTGGATATAATCTAGATGAAGTAGAAAGTATAGAAGAAACAAAATTCAAATTGAAGGTTCCAAACTCGGAGCCTTCTACTGATGATTCCCTAGATGGTTTAGAAGATTTCGGAGATGAAAGTGACGAGAATTTCGGTGCTGGTGATTTCAATGGTGATGAACCATCAAACGATAAACCATTTGATGATGAGCCGTTCGAAGCTGGCGTAGATGCTGATGAGGAATCCGACCCAAAAACATTTATTCAACAATTAGCTGGTAAGCTTGGTCAATCGCTTAGAGCATATAGTGATGAGCAAGGTCAACCCGATTTCGATTTAGAGAAATTTGCAGTTAATTCAGTATTATCAGCTACCCATACTGGGCAAATGGATGATAATGACCAATCAGATATTATTAAGAAAGTTAAATCATCTGGCAATGATGGTGGGGATATTGATGTAAATGTTGATGTTGATACTGATGGTGAAGGTGGTGATGTAAATGTTGATACCGATAATGAAGAATCACAAGATAGTGATATGGACTTCGGTGATGTTGAAGAAGGGAATTTTAACTTAGGTGAGGGAAAAACACCACATGAATCTTTGGATAATTCAGAAAAAAAGCCTATCTTTGTCACTAAAGACAAGATTATGGACAAGTTAAATGATGTGGGTGAAGTAGAACCATCGGTTAAACCAAAGACTAAACCAAAGACTAAACCTACCGTTAAACCAACTAGAAGACAAAAGCCTTTTAGACCGACAATACAACCAAAAGTAGAACCAAAAGCTAATTCTACTAATGATGGTGTGTTACATGAGAGTGAGGGCTCACACGGTAAAATCATTGATACCAAATTTTTAGATGATAAAACAGCAATCATTACTGTTGCTTTAAATGATGCAGAAATTGATTTGAAGTTTGAAAATACTGGTGATAAGGTTAATGGTGAAGAACTTGACGGACCTCTCAAATTTACTTATGAATCTGTTAATTCACCAGACAACAATACTTACACAGTTAATGTTGAATTTTTTGGTGATGAAGAAGCTGGATTTAAATTAGATGGTATAAATGACGATTATATTGAAAAGACCAATAATGGATAAGGAAGGGTTATTTTTAATATATGTAAATGTTTTAGGTAGTGATTGGAAAGATGAGAACAATTATGAATTTATTTTTTCCGACACTATAGAAAATGTTGATGGTGAAGATTGGGATATATACCCCGCTTCTGGACAACCGAGTCCACCTAGAAAAAATTTAGTTAAAGCGGTAGGTGTTTTATCAACTAAATTAACATTTCAAGTGGTTCAAGATAGTGATACATTTGCTGTTTGGGATGCATTGGATGATGTCACACCATTAGCTTTTGAAGATATTTCAGAATATGATGAATACCCAGAACGTAGATTAGTATTTAAGTTTGGGGAACCAATAAAGTCTGTTGAGGACTCTCTATACGAAAAAGATTTCGTATTAGAATATAAAGTTAAAAACAATGAACCAAAAAAAGAAGATATCAAAAGTACTGAGTGAGATGGATAACCAGAAACACGTAGTTATGACTTCCGATAAATATAAAGAGATGGAGGATGAATTAGATGATAACGCAATTGTTAAAATTGTTGATGAAGATAATTCAGTAGAAAATGATGAACAAGTTAATGTGCCTAAATTACAAGCCGATGTTCAAAGATTTATGGATAAATTAAATTTAGGACAATTTGAAGCAATTATTAAGAAGATTGATAAACCAGTTGAAAAAGCTGAATTAATAGCTGCATTTGCAGAAAGAATTGGTGTGCCAAGAAATAAATTAGCGGTAGTTTTATCTTCATTAAAAGCTATAAGTAAAGAAACACAAGGTCAACAAGAAACTACAAGAGCAAGAATGAAGAAATCAGACTTAGTAGAACATGTATTAAAAACTAAAAAATAATGGGTAGATTAGAAGATATAGCAAAAAGGGCTTTAGAGAAAGCAATGGCTAAAGGGCAACCTATAACACCAATTAATGAGGGTAGGATTGTATATGAAGAAGGGCATGCTGAAAGGATGCACCCTAATTTAGTTAAACAATTAAGGGAAAGAAACCACACACTTGGTACACACCCTATATTCCCAGATAGTGATGAGTCACATTTTGAAGAAAAGATTATGTCTAAAAGATTTGGTGATGTACTTAAAAACTATAAAAGACAATTTGATTCAGAAACTGCTGACCCAATGGATGCCGTTAGAAATATGATGCCGTTAATTAGTGATTGTATGAAGTTAGAGGATTCTTCTAAAGAAGATTTACAGGAACTAGCAATTAAAATGGTTAGAAAAGAATATGATATGGGTGAAGATGATGTTGAAATTATTGCTGAACTTAAAAGACATATTGATATCGAGGGTGTTCGAAAAAACCCATCACCAGTTAGAATTGAAAGTATGGAATTTGATAACCACGATAGTGTTGCATCTGCAAATGGTGAAGTATATAAAAGAAGGTTTATTAATGCCATGACTCAAGGTGCGGCTAAGAAAGGTCACCATATGTTTCATTTAGCTGAAAAAGAACTATTAGGGATTAACCCAACTTTACCAAATAAATATGCTAAAATGATGGCTGCTGCTGATTATGGTTATTTAACTATGGATGATAGTATGCCTAGAGAAGCTGGTGGTGTTGTTAAGATTGAATTTGTTGATGGTAAACCAGTTATACATGCACAAGCTGTTGTATTTCCAGTATTGATTCATGAATTAGTTAAGGGTGTTATGGAAATTTTATCTATGCATGGGTTACCAGAAGACCAAAAACTAACTGAATATGTCTTAGGTAAAGCTGATTATATTAATGCTGAGCCTTGGGATATGAGGATGGGTGCACCAATATGGGAAAGGTTTACTGAATGTATAGACCCAAAAGATTTTGATAAAAAGCACCACATTTATACTGACCTTGTTGCATTACCAACAGAAGAATTTAACCACACAATGAGAGAAATTATGTTGGGGTCAAAAGAAGGTAAGAATAAAATTAAAGAAATAGTAAAAGAAATTGATGCTGATATGCAAAGAGACGATTACGAAGCTTCTATGAATGAGATGAATAATGATGATGATTCATATGGGTATGATGACCTAGATGATATTGATTTATCTGGTTTACTTTAATTAGATACATAATATTACTAAAAAGCTCCATTCGTGGGGCTTTTTCTGTTTTTGGGCTGTTCTAGCATATTTATTATAAAAAAACATATGTTAACAGCACAAGAAATAATGAAGGAATATGTGTCGTGTTTACAAGACCCAATATATGCGATTGAATCGTATTTGGAAACTTTTGATAAAACACAAGAAGGTTTTGTACCATTTAAATTATTCCCGAAACAAAAAGAAATAATATCTGCATATAAAGAACATAGGTTTAATATTGCAGTCAAGCCTAGACAAGCTGGTGTATCGACTACTACCGCAGCTTATCTAGCAATTCAAGTTGGTTTTGCTGATAAAGATAATCCAGAGGCAATGTTGATTCTTGCGAATAAACAAGATATGGCGCAAGAATTCTTATCTAAAGTAAAAGATTTTTTACAACAATTACCAAGATGGGTATGGGGTTCTGATTATTATGGTTCTCCAGAAAAAGAAGCTAAAAGTATTTTCCTTACTGAATCAAAAAAAGAACTTAAATTACCAAATAATTCTAGAGTAAAAGCTGTTGCGACATCTAAAGATGCATTAAGAGGTTATACACCTACTCACTTAGTAATGGATGAAGCCGCATTTATTGATAATGGGGCTATCGTATTTGGTGCTGCATTAACAGCACTTGGAACTGGTGGTAGGGCAACACTTATTTCTACTCCAAATGGTATGGATGCGTTGTACTATGAAACATATGAACAAGCAAAAACAAAAGAGAATAATTTCAACATTATTGAAATGTACTGGTATGAAGACCCTCGTTATAATAAAGACCTTAGATGGTATAAAGAAATCGAGAATGAAGCTGGTGAAAAAGAGGAAGTAATGGAACGTGAGATTATCTTTAAAAAAGAATCTTACCAAAAGAGGGTTGATGATGGTTGGAAACCTAGGTCTTTCTGGTATGAGGAAATGTGTAAAGGTATGAATAATGATGCTCGTATGATTGCACAAGAGCTTGATGTTTCATTTCTAGGTTCTGGTGGTAACGTTATTGCTGATGAACATATAATTCACCAAGAAAAGTACAATGTTAGGGAACCTAAGTGGGTTGCTGGTAATGATGAAGAGATTTGGATATGGGAACAACCGATTGAAGGTCACAAATATATTATGGGTGTTGATGTAGCTAGAGGTGATGGTGCTGATTCATCAACTATTGTTGTTTTGGATTTTACAACTATGGAACAAGTAATGGAATATAAAGGTAAAACACCCCCAGATTTATTAGCACAAGTTGTTGAAGAATATGGTGAAATATATAATGCTATGGCTGTGGTTGATATAGCTGGTGGTATGGGTGTCACAACGGTACTTAAATTACTTGAAATTGGATATAATAATCTACATTATGATGATAGAAGTAAAGTATTAGCTAGGAGAAAAGATTTAGAGAAATATTCAAATGGTAGTAATGATATGCCAGGTTTTAATGCAAATGGTGTTCGTTTACCAATGATTGCTAATATGGAGTATATGATTAGGACTGACCAAATTAAAATTAGGTCAAGAAGAATGACATCTGAAATGAAAACATTTATTTATAAAAATGGTAGACCAGACCACCAAGAAGGTAAACATGATGATTTACTTATGTCATTAGGTATGGCATTATGGGTATTAGAACATTCATTTAAGAAATTAGAAAAAGCAAATAAACAAACTAAAGCTATGTTAGCTGGTTGGGTTATGGTTGGTGATACTGATGATACTGAAAAATATCAAGGAAATAATTTTGTACCTAAAAACCAAAGAAATAAGAAATCAATACCAAAACCTAAGTTTTCAGATAACGTGAAAAAAAATATGCAAGACCCAAATGGTGATTACATGTGGTTATTTAGTGGGATGAGATAATTATAGTTATGGGATTGAATAAAAATAAAACATTCGTAAGGAAACCGTATGACAAAAGTTTATACAAATGGTCTCCAGCTGCTTCTGATAAGAAAGCAAAAAAAATAACCCTAAATGGTAATATTGGGTGTACTGCTGTTCCTAGGTCTCAAGGTGAGGATTGGATAGTTAGATATATGGGTGAAATCAGTGTTGATGGGAAGGGTCAACAACATAGGTATGCATATGTTGAGTGTGATTATGTGAAATAACCTTTAATTTAACTAATAAAGGCTTATAATAGAAGAAAAATAGGATTATGGCAAAAAAGAAAAATTTGACAGTATTTCAAAGATTGAATAATATGTTCGGACCAGATGGTGTTAACGTACCAAAAAGTCAAACGAATCGTTATTCACTAGGAAATCAAGAGTTACTTAAAACTCAGTCAAAAGATGAATACAATACAGCTAAGTTACAAGCTCAGCAAAACAAATATCTTAGTGGTATGTGGTCTAAAGTGGATGGTGAGTTATATCAACAAGCAATTCATTATGAAACAACACGTATTGGTTCTTACGCTGATTTTGAATCAATGGAGTTTTATCCAGAGATTTCAGCGGCATTAGATATCATGATGGAAGAGGCAACAACCCCAAATGATAAGGGACAAGTAATTAATATTTATTCGGATTCTAAAAGGGTTAAAGCCATCTTGGAGGATTTGTTTAAAAATAGACTAGATATACACACATCTTTACCAATGTGGACAAGAAACACTTGTAAATATGGTGATAATTTTGTGCATTTAAATATTGATGATAAAGCTGGAATATTGGGTGTTAAACAAATGCCTAATTTTGAGATGGAAAGAAGAGAGGGTGACCTTTATGATTCTATCGGGGCACATTCACGTAGAGGTGATATGCAACCAACTGGTGCTAACTCTACTGAATACGATAATAGAGTAAAATTTTATTGGAAAACTAAAGACATTGAGTTTAATTCTTGGCAAATTGCTCACTTTAGATTACTTGGTGACGATAGAAGAATCCCTTATGGTACATCAGTATTAGAAAAGGCTAGAAGGATATGGAAACAATTAGTGTTATCTGAGGATGCAATGTTAGTATATAGGGTGACTAGGGCTCCAGAAAGAAGAGTATATAAAGTATTCGTGGGTAATATCGATAATGAAGATGTACCATCATATGTTAATGATATCGCTAATCGATTTAAACGTAGTCCATTAGTCGATTCACAAACTGGTCAAATGGATTTAAGATATAACCAATTGGGGATGGACCAAGATATTTTTATACCAGTTAGGGATGAAAATGCTCAGAACCCAATTGATACATTACCAGGTGCTCAAAACTTAGACCAAATTGCGGATATTGAATATTTACAAAGAAAACTATTTACAGCATTAAGGGTTCCTAAATCTTTTTTAGGTTTTGAAGAAGCTGTCGGGGAGGGTAAAAATTTAGCCTTACAAGATATTAGATTCTCTAGAACAGTAAATAGGATTCAACAAGCAATGATAATGGAACTAAACAAAGTTGCAATTATTCATTTATACTTATTAGGGTTTGAGGAAGATTTAGACAATTTCACTTTGACACTTAATAACCCATCGACTCAAGCTGAGATGCTTAAGATTGAACATTTACAACAAAAGATAACTGCGTACAAGGATGCTGTTAGTGATTCTGGTAATGGATTTGGTCTAATGAGTATGACAAAAGCCAAAAGAGAGATTCTAGGGTGGTCTGATGATGAAATTAAACAAGACTTGCTAGAGCAAAGAATGGAAAAAGCAGCCGCTGCTGAATTAGAGAATACATCTCAAGTAATTAAATACACTGGTCTATTCGATAAGGTAGATAAAATATATGGTGATATGGATATTGCTAGAGAAGGTGGTTCTACTGGTGATGATGAAGGTGGTGAAGAAGGTGGTTCTACTGGTGGAGCTGGAGGTTTCGGTGGAGGCGGTGGTCTCGGTGCTGATGACTTAGATTTTGGTGAAGAAGGTGATGAGGATTTCGGTGATGATGCTGGTGGTGATTTCGGTGATGCTGGTGATGATGCTGGTGGTGATGAGGATTTTGGTGAAGACCTTGGTGATGATGCTGGTGTCGAAGATTTTGGTGAAAACTATAAAAGAGTTAATAATCTACTAACAGAAGAGAAAAAAAGATTAGTGGCACAACGTAATCATAAAATCAAAAAATATAAAGGTAATTATTTAGACAAATTAGCCGAATCTATCGCTCCAATAGAGAAAAAGATAGAGAAAAGAACTAAAATGATTGATAAAAATCATAAAATAAACGATGATATTAATAATA